TTTAGTCAACGACCTATCGCATAAGGGTATTATTGGTGATTCAATTGCGTTTTCTTTATCGATTTTCTTTTGGTTTTTAATAACAGAATAATAACCACTAGAGAGTGATCTAGCCTCTGTTAATGAGTATTCCGAAATAAATCTTTTTTGGTTAAGTAAAATAGCCTTGCCAAGGCTTTCCATCACAAGTAATTCATCGCCGTTTTCAACGTAAATTCCATTACCTAGACAAAGACTTTGTCTTGAGAATGGGATCTTAAACTTTAAATGGTAAATCTTCATAATCAAATCCTAGAAAACAAACAGGGATTATCAATGTAAATCAATAACCCCTGTTAGCTAAGTATTAAGCTAAGGCAATATTCTTCAACATTACTACAGATCGCTCTTTAGCAGTTTGAGGAATACCAGCGAAACTATGACGTGCTTTAGCACTCATAAGCATCATGTCGCTAGATGGTAAGCTAGGAGCTGCCCATACTTTAGTAGCTTGACGTGTCCAACGAGCAAAACGGCTCTTCTGAACAAGCAGCATATAAGTAAGGTTTGTTGTTACGCCATCATAAACGCCAGCAGCGTTCAAGTCTTCTCTTACGTTAGAGCAGAGAACTGGCTGAATGCCGAATACTGGAGGAACGATACCTGTTCTGTTAGATGCCAGCGAACCAAAAGCAAACGCTGTAAACAACTCAGGGATTGCGCCAGTTATCAGATCAGTGTGGGGAGTAGCGCCCATGATATAGCAAAGATCGTCTTTTTCTGCGCCTTGAAGCTTAAGAGCCTTAAGGAGGTTAGCGAAAGAATCTTTAGATACTGTATCGCCAGAGTTATCAAGAACGATTGCGCCGCCGCCAACAACTACTTCGTTAGCAATTGCCATTCTGCGAAGACCAGTAAACGCTCTTTTGAAAGACTTAGCAGAAAGAACATCGCTATCTTGGTGAACAACAGATGTATCACCATCAAGAAGCGCCTTGTCATATGCTCTAGCGATGCCTTTGATTACTTCTTTTCTCAACTTGTCGATAATAGCTGGGCTAGAATCATCAAGAAGGTCTTGAGTAATTACTGTGTGGCATACGTTGTTTTTAGATTCAACCAAATAACTAGCTTGTGTATTCGATTGAGAAACAAAAGTACCATCATCAGTTTCTAGCTCGCCTTCAAGCAAACCAAGAGCTCCCGGTACTCGAACGATTGAACTAGCCATAGGCATTTGGTCAAATTGGTCAGCAAGCATCAAAGGAATTTCATATTCTTCGAAATAGAAACGTGCTTGAACGGTATCGATCCACTTATCCCAATCAGATACTTCAAACGCCTTACACATTGACATAAAGTTTTTGAAAGCTGGTACGCTCTCCATGCAAGCCTTAGTAGGATTAGCAGAACGAGACTTGATCTGTGCTTGGATCTGAACATCAGAAATAGCTTTTTTGAACTGGAGAAGTCTAAGACGTGTTTCATCAGGCATAAAGCCTACAGATTTTACTGAACCGAAGTTCAATGGAGCACTCGATGATTTAGCATCATCATCAGAAATACATTTGCCAAATACTTTTTCCATGCTGTCAGCGCCAGCTACTCGGCAATAATCGAAATCTTTAGCAAATACCGGCTTTCCAATGTGAGCAGGTGCCTTGCCGCTTACGAGTACATCATTGATATGATCTACATTAGACATACAGAAACTCCCTCTTCTTATTTTAAAATGGGCTACCTGCCCGAAATACAAAAAAAACACCTGAACTATTCAGATATTCTCTCAGCCATAATCTTAACAAAACCAGCTAAACGCTCAATTTTAGCATCTAGATCGTTTAGTTTTTTCTCTATCTCATCAGTCTTTGGCTCCTCGACTGGAACAACTTCAGTAGGCTCGCAATCGCATTCCTTCTTAGGTTTGCAGCCATCTTCTTTTGGATCTTCTTCGTCTTCTTCTTCCATTTCTGGTTTAGCTTTTACTTCAAACTGCTTAACCAAATTCTCAGTCAATTCAATCGACCTAATAGAATTAGCATTAAGGGTTTGCAAAAGTGTTCCCATTTGCTTAATGCCAGATACTAATTCTTGTGCTGTTTTCTCATCCATATCGTTGCCATCCTTTAGTCTGCCAATAACGGCTTTTACACCGTCAGTTAATTCTATAGTCCTAAAGCTATCCTCTAAGAATTCGTTAGGATCTTTCTGCCGTAATCTTATTGATTCACCAGTATCATCAACGAGATCTGCTTTAAAATCATGGTCCAAAGCCCATTTTTTTGCTGTCTCTGCGGTGAATAACTCTTTATCAAATATTAAAGATTGAATGACTGTACCCTCGGCCTTTGATCCATTTTCTTTGAAATCTTTAACATTTGTCAATGTTTTAATATCAAATACTGATTCCTGATTCGCTGGTACTGGTACTATTGATAGCTCCAACATCTCCCATTTCTCAATCTTAGCAGGAGAAATCATCTTGCCAGTTTCATCGTCCCATTCTGGAACTGTAATCTCTTTGGGAATGAACCCAATTGATACAGTTTTCAGAATCTTTTGGGCTACTAAACTTCTAATTTCTTTCTGCTTATCGGTTAATTGACCCAGTGAAGGATCGCCGATATAAGCAGTAAAATGAACACCATCACCCTCAATCCTTAGCTCCTCAACAATACCAATCGCATAAGAGCTATGATACATATGATCGGATAGTAATATAGGATTTTTTACATAACTTCTTACATCACATCCTTGAGGATTGACGATCTCATTCATTCTATCTTCAACATTGGCGTTAGCCATGCCATCGATATAAAGCTTATCGTCTGGATGAACACCGCTAATTGGCCTCTCAGATTGTTGACCATGTGCAGTTTTAACCTTCAATTCACCTTGGATAATTCTAAATCCATCATTCTTATCTTTATAGTTTATGAACTTAGAGTTTTTCTGGAGGCTTTCTTCTTGATCTTTAACAAAATTCTTGTACCTTTCGATGTTACTCTCAGTACCTTTGTATTTTATTTTCATTTTCTTCCCTATGAATTAACGATTAAATCCGACCTAGATTTAGCTTCTTTTGGAATTATTGTAACCATCGTGCAACGGCAATTTATAATATCTTTCGCTCCAGCTATTGGATCTCTAGGATAAGCCATTTTTGCTCCAGTAGTAGGATTATACCAAAGATAATCCGCTGGTACTACTCCATGATCTCCAGCTTTTTCAAAATCAGCATGTTCTTTTCTAGCATCTGGGTTAGATAATTCATCGCCAACATGGAACCATTGCTTTTTAGTCTCGCTAAAAACTTCTCCTAGAACCTGATGATTCCATTCTATTCCCTGTGATATCGATGATAAAATCTCTGTTCTAACGATAGTATCAACTCGATAACCATATTTTTCTTTATATTCTGATGCTAAAGAATTGGCAATCGCATCTCCTGTTTTACCTGCTACTAGCCCATCTTCTATAATCTTCATGATCTCCTCTGAACGAACCGCATCAATTCCACCGGATGCATCTACGAAACCATCAAGAAGTCTTTTGTATAAAATAGCTCTCTGTTCGTCGCCTGTTCTCTCTCTAATCGCTTCAATAGCGACTTCATCAGTTGGGCTAAAATTAACTGGAGCCTTGATATAAACCGCAGTAAATCGCTTAGTATTATCGGTAGACATACTGAATGATCTTTCGAGTATTTCATATGCTATTGGTGATACTGATCGCATATAAACATCACGTCTTTTGATGTAATTTCTAGCTAGAACAGTACCAACATCTTTACCGCTTCTAAGCGCATATCTAGCATTAGATAGTATAATATCAATATACTTTTCTAATGCTTCTTTATAGTTTTTAGATTCTCTTTTCTCAAGTTCAGTCTGGTTATTAACTGCTTTTTTTTTAGCAGAAAAGTCTGTTGTAACGCCGTCAACAATATCGGGATGAGTGTGGCTATCACTACCAGAAGCAAGTACCTTAAAAGATTTGATATCATGTTGGTGTTGCTCGCCATTCCCCTGAACAGTACCAGTCGTTGTGCCATTGCCTAGCTCATCCCATCTGCAAAAATGAACATGCCTATACTCACCATTGCCATCATCAGTATTGCCCTCTTTTAAGCTTTTACCATCTTGTGGAGGTGGTGGCGCTTCTTCTGCTGCTGGAGCTGCTATCTCCGATACCGTAGCATTGCCAGTATTCGATTTAACTATCTCAGCAACGAACATCTTTCCTCTTTCGTCACCTAGTTTTGGGATATTGAGAATAAATTCTCTAATCTCATCAATAGTCATAAATGACTTAGCTTTCTCGCCTAACTCGCACTTGGTGTAGAATGACCCCTCAAGCGCATCAAGACCCTCAAAGTCTGCCTTGATATAAAACTTATCTTTATAAATATTTTTGATTAGATGGGAACTATTCCAGCCAGATTCAATCATCAAACAAAGAGGAACAATTGTGTTGTTCCAAAGGTTAGCTTTCTGATCTTCAGCAGTCGATCTATTTACATCCTGAACTAAACCTACCTGACTAGGAGGCACACCAAGGTTAGCTAGTAGTGTTGATCTGTTTTCTTTAAGCGATTCTAAATGTTGCATCTCAGCCATGCTTAAAGTGGAGTTAATCCATTTAGCTCCTTTAGGTAAAAATAGCTGTCTCCACCAATTGCGCTTACCAGTAAAAGCTTGCTCGAATGTCCTCATAAGACGTTCCATTCGAGTTTTACTAATATCCTGCTCAGTCTCAATTACTCCAGAATGCATACCGCCACGGAGATAAAAAGCCATCTCATATTCATTCTTATATCTATCAAGAAGAATCGGCCTCGACGCAGCGATGATAAGAGGTAGCCCATAAAACGGATTGAATGGGTTAGGAAGCTTGATATGAATTACTCGCTCAAATGGAATAACTTCTTCAGAAAGTCTAAGCAGAGAATTTTCACCAATCGTTATCGATTCAAGTGGTCCAACCTCAATAATCTTTTTCTTGTTCTCTTCGGTATCTGAATTTCTAAGGTTTGGAGTAACCGATTCTACAGGAACCCAGAAGCATGACTTATTGTCTTTAGTCAAAATCAGAAAGTAGTTACCTGCTAAAACAAGATCAGTATAAGAACAACTATCTCTGAAAACTTTGCTGGTTATATAGTTACCAGTGTTAATCAGCGCCTCAAGAGGATGATTCTTGACAACTTCATCAGTAGACTTGCTATACACCCTAAAAGGTACAGTAACAAGATTCCTAGCGATAAGAGAAGAACATGTATTGACCCAAGGCTCCTTGAGATAAAGAGACTTAAGACGACCAATAGTCGCTTGTATATCAAACTCAGATCCAAAATAATTACCGCTGTCTTTCTGATCGGAAACTTGAAATTGATCGTAAGAAAAATCCTTTTTAATTATCTCATCAATATCAAAGTTACCAAACTTGCCGTTAAGTTCAGATAAATCATTAGAATCATCATTTTTACTTACTGGGATAACAGTATCTATTTTCTTTGGTTTTCTAGAGAAAAGTCCCATTTTAATATCCTTAATTAATCGTTTTCAAAATCGATTTCTACTTCACCATCATCAAACATTCCATCTTCCGTGACGAATATCTGTTCCTCATCCTCAATAACGGCTGAATATGCTCCTATAATATCATCAAGCGATTCACCATTCAAAGCTGCCTCAAGAAGTTTCTCACTGTCTGTATTAGATGAGTTAACATATGCTCCTGATATAGCCAAAATTGCAGCAGATACAACATCATCGTGTTCACCGTCTGGAGCTCCGTATTTATGTAGCCCAGTAGATGTAACAGAAAGTTCATAAACTGCAAATTCATGAGATATGCATTTTAATCTTGGCGCTTTATGCCAGCCTGATTGGATCGCCATTACCGCCTTGGTTATCATTTCACTCTTAGATTTATTGGTAAACGATATCGGATATAATGAAGCTTCAAGCTGCGCTTCCTCAAGCATATCCTCGAACGATACACCAACACCAGTTGAGTCAAATCTAATCGTGTTTTCAGCCTTATTAAAATAATTAGTAAGGTAGGTTTTAATCCTAATTACCTGCTGAGGATAAGATACATGCTGAAATCGACAGAAACCAACAAGCTTACCTGTATTGTTTACAGAGTAAAAAACTGTGAAGTCCATTTTCTTAGCTATATCTATTCCATGAGTAACTTCATCGCATCTCAATGATTCATCGGCAAGCCAGAACTTCTCATGAGATGATTTAACAAAGTAGGATTCATCCCACATTAAATCCAAATCACCAAAGGTAGAACTATGACTAATGAATTGGGCTAAATAGTATTGAGCAAATAAATGATGAGGTAGTAGCTTCTTCGCTCTTAAAATAGCTTCTTTAGTTACAAATGGGCTATCTTCCGTTTTCATAGAACAATAGCAGAAGAAGGGATCTTCATTTCTCATCGCTTGTTTAGATATGTCATAATACCAAGTAAGTCCTCTTGGCGTTCCTGTAACTATTCCCTTACCCCTCGTCTGAGTTATGGTTGTAGTTAAAGAGATCCATACTTGTTTTACAATCTTTCCTGCCTCATCTATGACAAAACGATCTACAGCTTCACCCTCGATGGTTGTCTCTGCGTCTTTACCGTGAAGGAATTTGACAAACGATCCATTGCCAAAACGAATCTCAAGTAGCCCATCCATCATATTTATCGAAGCATCTTGAGGAAGAAAGCTTTTGAAGTATCGATACGCAATCTTACATTTCAAATATGTAGGAGCGATCCAGACACAAAATAATCTAGGAGTAGATAAAACCTCGGTAATCATCCATAAACATGATCCATAAGTTTTCCCAGTCTTCACTCCCGCAGGAGCGACGAGAACTTGAGCAACAGGATGATCCAATGTCCAATAGAGGAGTTTTTCCTGACCACCACTATGTGGTGAAGGTAAGCGAAGTGTAATTGTTTTTCGTGGTGCAACTAATGCCATAATCTTCCCCCATGTTTTAATAATTACATGAAGGAAGCTTAAAAATAAATATTAATTTATCTCTTTGTTTGTCTCTGCATAGTACAATTTTATTGCATTTAAATTGTCCTGTAGTGCATCAAAATATTCGGTAGGATTTCTTTCAGTAAAAACCTTCAAATGATTTTCAATATAGTGATGCATTAGCCCATTTATTAAAATCATATTTGTATTTAAAAATATCTCCCAATCAAAATCTCCATCCTCAGAATCTTCTAGTTCCTCAGTGAGCTCGCTAACGAAATCAACAACGCTGTGCGTCAAGATATCTAACATGCCTTTGGCTCTAGTAACTACAACCTCTTTTTTCATAATAAAATTCCTTATTTAGATTTTTCTCGCTCAATCTCTTTCTTGATGAACTCAATGAAAACTTCGTGATTATTACGGCTTAATTTAATCATAAACTCCATCAATTTCGATACATTTATCGAATAAATTGATGCTATACCTCTCAAATAATCTAACTGCGACTTGTAAAAACTTACGTTAAAATGTTGTCTATAATCCACCTTGACTACCTCCATTTTTTTATATAGCTTTAAGTCATTCGGGTTAAAAAATCAAGGAGCTAATGTGGACAAGTTTTGCGTCTTTATAGCTAAGATACTTATGCTTTTTTGTAATCACCGATGGGCTTATGTTCAAAGAGTTAATCTAGGTATCGGTGTTTTTGCTAAATTTACTTGCCAAAAATGCAGAAAAATGGCATACGTTCCTTACTCTGGTGGAGATGATTTTACTAAAAATGACTCTTATTTATTATAAAATATGTGAGTTACTATGCGCGATTATCGAAGGTCTACTCCGTTTAATTCTGACATATTTAGAATGCGTACAAATACTAATGAGGTTTTAAAAATGACTACAGTTGAAATGATTCTTGGAGCTATAGAGGATTTAAGGAAATCAATTCTAAAATCAAATGAGGAATTAACTAGAAATCTTTATGACATTCAACGTGAACAATTAAATATCAGAAGAGAATTGATAGCTATCAACAGAGAAGAAATGAATCTTAAAATCGATGCTATCAAAGGTATGAAGGAAATAACCAAGAATGATGATATTGATTTTTTAAAACAGATCGACGCCATAGATAACGAGTATCTAGATAAATCTATTGAACGAGCAAGAAAAATACAGGAGTTACACAATGAGGCTATTTTCAAGTAAAGAACGACAACTTCTTCTCTCTATGTTAGAAGCAAAAATATCTATCAACAAAAGTTATATTCAACTTAGAGAAAAAGATGGTGAGATCTGTAAAGCTATATGTTCCATGACTGGTGGTGAGCCATCTAAACTAATTAATGTAGATGAAATTCTCCTAGAGCTCGCCAAACAAAATAATGTTACAAAATAAAAAAAAGCCCAGACATTTCTATCTGGGCTTCTTTTCTATGAACAACTAGTTATGATCTAGCTGTCTCAGGAGGCATCGCTACAGTTATCTTTTGGATCTGTGCGCTAAGAGCACTTACCGAAGCAAGTACAGAACTAACTGCGCCAGTTACTTGCGTGATGCCATTCGCAAGAAGATATTGCTGAGAAGATGGAGGGATTCCTTCCATTGCCATACCGATAGAACGAGCCTCTGTTGGATCAAGAAGCGCATAATCTTTCAGCGAAGATTTAGCAATTTCGTTATAACCCCAGTTTTGTGCGTTCTGACGTTCTACAGCGTTTTCACGACCAATCGACCTTACATGATCGTAGTCATTACCTTGCTGAGACAAACGTGCAGAATGTCCACGAGAAGCACCCATCAGAAAATCATAACCCATGTTGTCATAAACGGATTCGTTTAGAGCCATAAAGCCTCCTGTAAAAAATTAGTGTTGCAACACTGTAAATAATCTCTCTTATATTTTTGACTGTTTTACTAAATAAAACAACATATTTTTTTTAAACAATTTTAGGTCTAGCTGATGCAAATCTTCCCTCTTTGCTAACCTGTACTTCATACACAGTATTGTCATTTTTGTTGCTGTTTTCGACAATATCTCTCCACCCGAATTTGTTCTTCATCGTGAAGATCCATGTGGCTGCATTGTAACCTTTAATCATTCCTTTTACGCCTTTTAGCCCAATATCAACCCAGTGGTGATAGTATGCTTCTTCACCGACTTCCTTTGCTTCTTTAAATGACGCCCGGTCTTGAGCCCATCGATCTATTGTGGCTTTAGATACGCCTATTACCTTGGCAAAACTCTGAAAGTCATAACCTTCTGTCATATGTTTCACTAACATATTAGAGAAATTTCTATCGTAATAGACTTGTCGTCTACCAATATGATCCTCAGCCTTGTCTGTAATTTGCTCTAAATTAACATCGCTTTTGGCATTAATATCTAGTATTTCGCTTTTTTCCTGTAGAGTTTTTCTAGGTCTTCCCATAAAATCCATCCTTAGAGATATAATCATAAAATTAAATATTAGCAGGTGTTCATGACTACTCAAATAACATGTCCTCACTGTCAATTTATCACGATTTCCAGTGAATTACAAAAGCATGGCGATAAGCAGATCATCACATGCAAAAAATGCGAAAAAAAATATGAAGCTTTCTTGCATGATAAGCCATTTGTTTTCTACTCAAAGATACATAATCCTCAGTTGTATTGGAATTTGGTGGTTTAGCCCATATAAAATACGCTATATAATTCTTCCTATTTATCGAAAAGGAGGAACATAAGTGAGCCCATGTTGCATATTTGGTTACTATAATCACCCTGAAAGCTGGGTACTTGCCGAAGATACCGCTAGGAGAATCGGGGACTTTTATCTTGAATTTGATAGCTATGAATCCTGCCGTAAATGGGCTATATCCAATATAATTGATAAGAGAAAATCACTAGGAAAGTCCATGGATCTTTGGCTAACAAGGGGTAATTTTGATGGAAGAAAGTTGTATTAATTGCAAGTTTAGACATGGTTGTGCTACATTCGATTTCGTCGTTATTGAAGCATTTCATAGCGATTTATCATACCCCTTACTATCAAAATGTAATATGTATGCGCCTGAATATGGAGTGATTAGTGATAACTTTGAAGAGAAAACAGAAAAACCCTCGTATTAAATTCGGTATGTGTCGTGCTCCCAATATCTGGTCTGCTAATACCATAGGCATCAAATCAAAATCATCTCTAAGGATCGATTTTCTTTTCGGATTTAATCGATATTATTTTAGAAAATACAAACAGTATGTCTATGTAGCCCATGTCGGAAGGTTCGAGTTTTTCGTCTACTTTAATTTTAAAAAAAGGAAAACCAGCCATGACTATACCCGCTGATTTTGATATTGCTCCATGCTGTCAATGTTGCATATACTTCACTCATCACGATGATATGTATTGCGAACACCACAGATTTGGAATGATCTTTAACACTGGAATTTGTTCAGATTTTTTAGCTTTTAAGGGAATTATCCATAAAAATGATCCCAGAGAAGAAAATAAATGAAGAGCTCCTTGGAATCCTAGTTCAGGTTCAACCCGGAACTAGCATATTGGAATTAATTTCTACCTATCTCGTCGTCTGCTATAGAAGAAATAATTTTAATAAAACCCATACCGCTAGAGAGCTAAATATTTCTCTTAGATCGCTAAGACATAAAATTAACCATAACACCGTTGGATTTGGTTTTGTAATTAAGGAGAACAAAGATGAGTAACACAATATTCCTGATAGGAATAATTATTCTAAAAGAAAATATGCCTTGGTGGTTTAAAGCTTTCCTAATTACCATAGGAATATTTACCGACCTAATCTCTAAACTTAAAATAAAGTATAGCCCACGATGAAAGACATCTCCCATCTACCGGAACACGAACATTACATCAAATATAAATGTAAAGATGTTCGAGCTATTTACAGTTCAGGAATATATTTCAAGGATGAGAATAACCCAGAAAATTCAGGAATTAATCTTGGATTTTTTGGTCACCCAAATCCTCTATCTAAAAGAAATCAAGCCCAGATCCTAATAGCCATTAATGCTATCTGTAATACACAATTCGAATTGGAGGAATAATATGCAATTAACAACAATAATTTATAAATGCGATATATGTAATAAAGAAATGGACATGAATGAAACATGTGCAACAGAAAATGAGAGTATTAAAATAAATTCTATCAGAATAAATAGTTGGTGTGCTGGAATATACTCTACCAGCCATGTATGCACTAAGTGCTGCGATGAACTTATTCAACTCATAAAATCAATGTCGCCAAATAAAAACTTTTATGGAAATTGGACAAAAAAATAATGCAGTACGTTAATCTCAAACTCCCAGTATATGCCGATGCTAATTTTAGAATTACCGTAGAAGAATTCATGGCTGAACATTCTGTAGATCTAAGGAGGTAAAGTGATTACTCACCTATTCTATTACGAAAATAAAAAATATAAAAAAATTAAGGTTATAGATGAAAAAGATAATTGCTATGTAATAGAAATAAGCATAACCAAAACAACAGATAGATTTAATGTTAAATTTAGAGACACACAGCAATTCATTATTACTAAATCAACAGGGTTTTGCAGAAAACTTTCTAAATATTTTTTTACCGAGCAACAGAAACAAAACATGATTGCACTAGAAAAAGCCCATATTAGAGAAACAAAAATTAAATACTACGAACATTGTGCAGATATAATTCTTAAGAAATTAATAAAAAATAATGTTGTAAGATATTATTATGCCAATGAATTTAATAAAGAAAATAATCTGTTTGATCCTGTCTGCTCATCTCTTAGCGAGGAAATTTAAATGAATGAACATTCTGTAGTTTAGGAGCCCAGTTAAATGGATGGAAATACCGCAATCATTATCGGTTTAGCTCTCTGGGTTATTCTTATGATCTATCTTATTAAGGCTGATAAAAATTATAGAGCCCTACAATCTGAACTCAGATTTAAAAATGCTTATATAGAAAAATTAAAGAAATATATTTTAGCCCAGTCGTATAATGAGGAGGATAAAAATGTATAACGGAATTCTAGTAACAAATACTCCGCACGATATTCTAATCGAAGTAGATACCGACTGCTACTCGCTACTAAAAGCATTCAATGCTGAGATCAATCTCATCAAAAAATATCCCTGCCTAGAAAATAAAAAAGTTATTGTCGATGCAATCTATACTCTCAGCGAATTACAGAAATTTTTAACTAATGAATTAGCTAATCTTTAAGCCCACTGCGTGAGAGGATTTTTATATGTGGAAGAATATTAAGGTCTGCTACAGATGTGCTAACCCTAGATGCGATAATAAAGCCTACGCATATTTCAAAGCCAAAGTAGTCTACTCAACATTTTTTGAATTTTTTAGATCGCTCTTTAGGGAGAAATGTCAGAGATGAAAATTTATTCTAAAGTAAAATCGTTGAGTAGGTTTAAATGATAAAGGAGCCCACTGCGTGAAAAGATTAATATTTATCCTATTAAATATCGTAATATTCTTAGGCTTATTGTTGGCTATGCCATTCGTATTTGTTTTTTATTTTTTTATAATTGATTACGAAAATAATAAAGAACTGTTCAGAGGGGATACACTGTTTAAATTTTGGGAGTAGGTTTGCATATTATGCAGTTTGTTTTTTTCTAAATTAATACCATTCCTTTGTTTTTTTCTAGATTAATACCATCCAGCACAGGCATACCGAAAATTAAGAGCCAAAAAATCATGGGGTTACCCCCTAACATAGTTATATCAACGACTTGCCTTTAACAATGTTAAATTCAA